TGTGTAGTAACAAGATGGTATGAAGATGGAATGTTGATGAAAGAAGAAATAAAACCATTAAAATAAAAAACAAATAGAAGCGGAACACCCCGGTCAAAATCTCAAGCAAAAAAATCCTTAAGGGGAGCGGGTGTGAGGGTCAAGACTGTTCAACTTTTTTTAATTTCTTACGTGAAAGGGGGTAGATACAATGCCAGCTAGTAAAAAAACAACAAAAAAAACTAAAAATAAAACAAAAAAGATAGAAAAAGAATTAGATATTATTGAAAATAATATAGATAACTTAAATAAAGCAACTAAAAAACAAAATGAAAAAATTAAGGAAGAAAAACAAAGAAAAAGTGCAGTTGAAGAAAAGATTGAAATCATAAGAGAAGATTTAAGAACACAATTATTAAATCAAAGCAAATTAGGTAAGCATTTTGAAGATATGGTTGAAGACTATATCTTTTTTGTTAGGTTAAAAGAAGACTTGCAGCAGGATATAAGAGATAATGGATTAAGATATAAATCAATGACAGGTAATGGCTACCCTACAGAGAAACCAAATGAAAGTGTTAAAAACTTAAAAGATATTAATGCACAAATGTTAAAAATATTACAAGAACTAGATTTAAAAGAACCAGATGAAGGACCTAAAGTAGGTGATGACGAAGATGATTTGTTGTCATGAAATAGATGAATATATAAAGTTTGTTGAAGAAAATCCAAATGAAACAGATGCTGAAATAAAATTATTAATAAAAAATATAGTAAAGCCAACATTGTCGAGAGATGATGTTTTTTTTGATGAGGAAACTTTCCATAAGGCGATTAAGTATTGTGAAAAATGGTATTATAAATTATTTCCATATCAGAAATTTGCCTATGCATTATTCTTTATGTACGACAAAAACAATCCTGATATAGTAATATTTCCAGATATTCTTATCTTAATGGCAAGAGGAAATGGAAAAGATGGTATGATAATGCCTTTGGCTAACTTTTTACAAACACATTATTATGGAGTGAAGAATTATCATATTGACATTGTAGCAACGTCAGAAGAACAAGCATTAAATTCATTCAATGTAGTTTACAATATGTTGGAATCCAATAAAATTATAATGAAAAAATATTTTTATTGGAATAAAACAGAGGTAATTAATAAAATAACTCATTCTATATTGAGATATAACACAGCAAATGCAAAAACAAAAGATGGTAAACAAACAGGTATGATTATTTTTAATGAGCTTCATGCCTATGAAGATTATAAACAAATAAACGTTTATAGTTCTGGATTAGGAAAAATAAAACATGCAAGAACAGTTACTATAACAACAAACGGAACAGTAAGAGATGGGCCTTTAGATGAAAAACTTGCTATGTCTAATTTAGTATTAAATGGAGAAGAAAACTTTTTAGGATTATTACCAATTATTTTTAAGGTAAATGATTTGGAAAGTGTTGACATTCCTATGAAAAAGTTTTTAGAAACAGGAAATAAAGCTGATATAGATATAACAATATGGTGTCAAGCAAATCCAAGTTTAAGATATATGCCAATACTAATGAATGAGCTTATTAGAGATTACTTGAAAATGCAAAAACAAAGATCATATAGAGTTGAGTTTTTTGCAAAGAGAATGAATTTGCCACAACAAGATGAAGAACAGGTAGTGACAGACTGGCAAAACATTTTAAGAGCATCATATAGTAACGTAGAAAAAGAAATTCCAAGAGAAACAGGAGACGTATTAGGCAAACAGGCAATTGTAGGAATAGACTTTGCATCACTTAATGATTTTGCGAGTGCAGGATTCTTATTTAAAATTGATGGAGAGTATATCTGGAGACAAAGAACTTGGATATGTTCAAAAAGTAAATTTTTTGGAGATATAAAATTCCCATTCGATAATATTGGACAAGATGGATTTGAAGATTTTGAAATAGTAAATAAAGATTCAATAGATGCAAGAGAAATGATCTTGTGGATAGTAAATGAAATGACAAAATATAATATAAAAAAGATTGTGTTAGATACATATAGATATAAATTACTTGAAAATATTTTTAAAGAAATGGGATTATCAATTGAAACTAAGGATAATCCTTATGGTTTAGTTAGAATGATAAGGTATCCAGCAAGTATTGCAGCAATAGTTGCACCACGAATAGAAGTGGCCTTTGCTGAAGGAAAAATAAACATAGGAGATAGTGCAATTATGAGATGGTCCATTAATAATACGTCAGTTAAGGATGGCAAAGACGGAAATAAAAAATATGAAAAAATAGAACCAAAGTTAAGAAAGAACGACCCATTTATGGCTTTTGTTGCAGCTATGAGTGTACAAGAACTATTAGATGAAGAAGTAATTTATGTTTAGGAGGTGAAACAATGATATTAGATAAAATATTTAAAAATGAAAAAGGTGAATTTATAAGTTTTATAGATTTTATAAAAAATAACGGAAATGCAAGTGATTATATTTACACTTTAGCAGAAGCTCATGCTATTGATTTAATAGCAAAAACTATATCAAAATGCGAAATACAAACATTTGAATATGATAAAGAAAGTAAAAAGGTAAAGAAGAACAAAGGCGGATTATATTGGACCTTGAATTTACAGCCAAATTATAACGAAAATGGAACTACTTTTTTATATAAATTAGCAACAAAATTATTAACAGATAAAACAGCATTAGTAATTATAAATAAAAAGAAAGATACTAATTTACTGTATGTTGCCGATTCTTATAATCCAACAGATGATATTCTTTATGGAAAAACATTTAGTGACATAAAACTAATAGATGAAGAAGGAAATACACTTCCTATAACAAAAGAGTACAACAAAAACAATTCAATATATTATTCACTAAATAATTCAAATTTAACGGCAGCAAGTGATAGTTTTAAGAGTAATGCAAGTAAGATATTAAATGCCACACAAAAAAGTTATTTAAAGGCTAATACACCAAAATGGAGATTAAAATTCCCAGGTGGACAACCTTCTTTAATGGATTTAGAAACACAAAAGCCAATAAGCTATTCAGACTATAAGGCTAAAATAACTGAAGGCCTTTTTAGCGATGAAGAAGCGGTAGTTTTATTATCTGAAATGTTTGACTTAATAAATCTTAATAAAGATGACAAAAAAGAATTAACAGATTTTGAAAAAGCTGTAAAAAATATTTGTGATGCAGTTGCATGGAAATGGTGTATTCCATCAACTATTTTTTATGGAACTAAAACTGAAAAATCAACAGCTACAGAAGATTTTATTACATTTGCTGTGGATCCATATTTTGAAGAAATAGAAGATGGATTCAATGTATCACTCGTTGGAAAAGAAGACTACTTAAAAGGTGAACATATAAGATTTAACAGAAGTAAAATCGAACATAAAGACATATTAGATTCAGCAACTGGTATAGACAAATTAACTTCAAGTGGATTTAGTAGAAATGAAATAAATGAGTTATTAACTTTGCCTGAAATCGATGAAGATTGGGCAGATGAACATTATATAACTAAAAACTATGCAAATGTGAAAGGAGGTGCGGAAGAAAATGGATAAGTTTTTAAATTTTAGAAAAGTAAATGAATCTGAAACCGAATTGTATGTATATGGTGATATCCGAAAAAAAGATTGGATTGATGCATGGTTTGGTACAGGAGAAGATGCAACTGATGCTTTTTCATTAAAAGATGCGTTGGCCGCAGTAGACACTCCAAACTTAACTGTAAGAATAAACTCTTATGGTGGTTCTGTTTCAGAAGGACTTGCTATCTATAGTTTATTATCTGAATTTAAGGGACATCTAAAAACAATTGTAGATGGATTTGCTTGTAGTGCTGCATCTGTAATTTTCATGGCAGGACAAGAAAGAGTTGTGCCAGAAAATGGTTTACTTATGATTCACAATGCATGGACAGAAGCACGAGGTGATTCTAATGCAATGAAAAAAGTTGCCGAAGATTTGGAGAAAATCACTCAACCATCAGTAAATATTTATGTAGCAAAAACTGGTCAACCAGAAGAAAAAATAAAAGAAATGATGGATAGAGAAGAATGGATTACTTCAAAAGAAGCATACGAATTAGGATTTTCTACTACTCAAGTAAGAAAAGATAGTATGCAATCTTTAGAAGCAGATTTTGTTTATAATTTAGTTATGAAAAATAAAGAACTAGAAAACAAAATTGAAGAAAGAGCACAAGAGATTGCAGAAAGTATAGTAGAAAAATCAAAACAACAAAACGAACCAAATGATGGTTCAGAACAAAATCAGATTAAAGAGGACGCATGGGCGTCTTTTTTTAATACAAAAAAATAAGAAAAGGAAGGTAAAAATTATGAAAATTAACGAAACAAAAATGAAACAAGCTCAAGAAGAGGCTTTAAAAATTCTTCAAGAAACAGAGGATAAATCTCAAGCAGTTGTAGATGCAATGGACACAATATTATCAGCTCAATATGAAGAGCTAATAAATGAAATTCAAGAACAAGCTGAAAAAGCTAAAAATGATGAAGCTTATGCAAAATCATTAGGATTAAAAACATTATCTAAAGAAGAAGAAAAATTTTATGAAGCATTAAAGGATGTAAAACAAGCAATAACTGCAGACCAAATTGACATTATACCAAATACTATAATTGATGTTACTTTAGAAGATGTTAAAAAGGAAAGCGGAATATTAAATGATGTTAACTTTACACCAGCTAACGTAAAAAGATGGTTAGTTGCTGAAAAATCAGGAACTTATGCATGGGGAGCTCTAACAGATCAAATTAAGGGTGAATTAAGTGCAACATTTACTGGATTAAATATGGAAGTAAATAAATTAACTGTTTATCTAGTAATCCCTAAGGCAATAAGAGATTTAGCTTTACCATTTGTTGATAAATATTTCACAGCAATATTAAAAGAAGCATTAAATGACGGATTAGAATTTGGATATCTACAAGGAACAGGAAAAGATATGCCTATAGGTATTTATAAACAAATAGGTACAACAAATCAAGATGGAACACATAAAGATAAAAATGTAAATAATCTAACAGCATTCACACCAAAAGCACTAGCACCAGCTAAAAAGTATTTATCAAAGAATGGTAAAAGAACATTTGATAGATTAGTTTTAGTATGCCATCCAAATGATAAAGCTGATTATGTTGATCCTGCTATATATGATAGAGAAGGAAGATTAGTAAGTTCATACAAAAACTTAACTGTAAAAGAATCTGCTAATAACCCTGAAGGAAAAGCAGCTTTAGTAATTCCTAAGAAATATGTAATGGGATTATCTAATCTAGGAATCAAAGAATATGACCAAACAATGGCTATGGATGATGCTGATGTAGTAATCGGAAAAGGTTACGCAAACGGTAGAGCAGTTGACGATAATGTTGCATTCATATTTGATGTAACTAAATTAGAAGAATACATTCCAGCTGTTAAGACTGTAGAAGAAGTTGCAGGAGCTTAGAAATAAGCTCCTAATTTTAGTAAAGGAGGATTAAAAAATGGAAGAAAAATATGAAGTTGTTTATCCATTTAAAGATTTAAAAGATAATAATTATATTTATAAAGTAAGTGACGTATATCCACGTGAAGAACTAACTCCAACCAAAAAGAGAATCAATGAATTGGCTTCTGAAAAAAACCTAATAGGTAAAATTCTAATCAAAAAAATAGAAAATGAAACTGAAAAAGTTAATGAAACAGAAAAGACAGAAGAAACAGAAAAAGAAGAAAAAGCTGAAAATAAAACTGAAGAATAGAGGTGTATTATATGAATGATACACAAATTGCAGATCTTTTGGAAGAAATAAAACAAGAGCAACATACATCTCCTTTTAAAGAAGATGAAGAGATTATAGGATATATAAAAGATGGACAATATGATATTAATTTAGTTTGTGGTACTGAAATCAATTATGTTAAAGATTTAAAAGCAAGAAGTCTATTAAAGAATTATGTTTTATATGCTGATTATAAAAGATTAGCAGAATTTAAACAATTATATGGAGCAGAATATGCTTTTTTACAAGCAAAATATTACAAGTCTGCCAACATATAACGATGGTAAATTTAGACTTTTTGAAATAAAACAAACTGATTCAACATATCCAGTTGAATATTTGCATGATACTGGAAATGATATTTGGTTTGAAGAATTATCGATTTCAGATAGATTAAGGTTTGAAGCTGAAGAAAGAAAAAAGAAAATAACCTATAAACTACGAATACCACAAATTAAAGAGATTAATTCATTATGTGTTGTGAAAATTGGTGACGAATATCACAAAGTGTTCAATGCCTATCATTTTACAAATAAAGATGGATTTAAACAAACTGATTTAACACTTGAAGAATATCCTAGAGTGAAATTGGAGGAAGAATTATGACAAAGGAAGAATTGGTAGCTTTATTAAAAGGATTGAATGTTCCACTAAGTGAAGAAACTCCTAGAGATGACCAAATGGAAGATGAAATAAGAATCCATTTTTGGGATTATATTTGGGAAGATATAACAGCAAGTGGATCTAATTATAATACGCAAGTGACATATCAAATTTCTGTAGTGGCTGATAGACCTAGACACTCTAAATTGATTGAATTAAAGAAGAAACTTAATGCAAGAGGTATATTTCCAACTATTCAACATGAATACATAACAGAAAGTAGAAGAATACATTCATTCTTCTCTATAGAAGTTTTAGAAAATATAGGAGTAGAAAATGAGTAGTACTTACGAATTTGAAGGTTTTAATGACCTAGCTGATATAGTATCAAAATATGTTGATGGAGCAGAAAATGCAATAGAAGGAATAAAAGCGGGAGCAGTTGAATTTGTAAATGACTTGCTTAAATTACCAAAACCGATGTCAAAAATTCGAACAGCAGGATATACTCACTTGGTGAGAAGTTTCTCTTATAGAGAAAGAAAAGAAGAAATTGAAGTAGGATGGGGAAAATATTATGGCCCTATGGTTGAACATGGAGCAAAACAAATGAAAACTTCTCATCCTCATGTTTATCCTTTATGGGATAAAAACAAAGAAAAATATTATAAAACAATGCTTACTAAACTAGGTATAAAAACTTGGTAATAGTAAGCATTTAAAATTTAAAAAGAAAGAAGGAATTTTAGTATGAAAAACAAAAAACCTATGATTAAAGAAACTGTTGGTTCTTTATATACAGCATTCAATACTCCTACAGAAGCTGGAGATTTTTCAGAAACTTATGAAGAAACAATGAAAAGTGATGTTGTAAAAAATATAGGAACAACAGAGAACGCAGAAAACACAACAGTAAGAGCAAGTGGAACAGATTATGAAACAGTTAACCAAACTTCTAGCATAGATATGGCTGTAGAAGTTGTTGCATTTGATCCTGCAACTTTAGCAAGAATGAGAGGAGATGACACTTCTGATGAGGGTGGTTTAATGTTATCAGGAGCTCCAGCAAGAAGACCATTCTTTGCTTTTGGTAAAGTTGTAAAGAAAGTTGGAGGTGGAGTTCAATATGCTTGGTATCCAAAATGCCAATTAGTTGAAAATACAGATGATATTGCTACATCTGAAGACTCATTCTCTGAACAAAATGATACTATTACAATTAGAGCTTATGCTTTTAATGATAATGACCAAAAGAAAACATATGTAGATAGTGAAACCGAAAATTATCCAAAGGGATTAACTGAAGAAAAATTCTTCACAAAACCAATATTAAAAGCTGCAGATTTAGTAGCTGCAATATCTGGAAATAATGTACAAGGTGCTTAAAAACGAGGCTCTAAAATCAATTTAGAGC